GCCAGATAATGAGGCTCAAGCGCGATCCCGGCTTCGAGTTGATACGCGCAAGTGGTATCTGAGCAAGGTTCTGCCCAAGATTTACGGCGACAAGGTGCAGACAGAGATCAGCGGGCCGGACGGCGGGCCTATCCATGTGCGCACGTTGAATGATTTTTATTCCTCTTTACCAAAGTCCAAGGAAGACATCTCTGAGAAAGAATGATGGCTACCTGCGCGATCCAGATTCCGACGCTTAATCCAGTGTTGCGTAATTTCTGGACTACTCCCTCTAGAGGACGTGTTCTTTACGGGGGGCGATCAAGCTCAAAGTCATGGGATGCAGCCGGGTTCGCAATATTCCTTGCATCAACCCTCAAGGTTCGTTTCTGCTGTGCCCGTCAATTCCAGAACAAGATAGCGGAATCGGTATACACGGTTCTCAAGCTGCAAATTGAACGGTTTGGGCTATCGCAAGAGTTTGATATTACTGATCGTTCCATCGTGCATAAAATAACAGCCAGTGAGTTTATTTTCTATGGGTTGGCGCGTAATCTCCAAGAAATCAAATCGCTTGAGGATGTTGATGTTCTTTGGATTGAAGAGGCTCACTTCCTCACTAAAGAGCAATGGGAAGTTTTGGAGCCGACGATCCGTAAAGAGGGATCGCAGATATGGCTTATTTTCAATCCGATCTTTGCTTCTGACTTCGCATACCAGAGATTTGTTGTCAACCCGCCTGCACACTACATTCTACGCAAGATTAACTACGACGAAAACCCGTTCTTGTCACGCACAATGCTTGAGGTTATCGAGCGCACTCGAAAGGAGTCGGAGGAAGATTACCGGCACATCTACCTAGGCGAGCCGCGAGAAGACACAGAGAGGGCTGTCATAAAACGCAGTTGGATTGAGGCGTCGATTGATGCGCATCTGAAACTTGGTTTTGAGGCAACAGGAAAGCACACCGTCGGCTTTGACGTGGCTGATGATGGTGAAGATGCTTGCGCGAACGTCTATGCACATGGCAGCGTGGCTTTGTGGTCTGATGAATGGAAGGCACGCGAGGATGAACTACTCAAGTCGTGTATGCGCACATACGCGGCGGCGGTAGAGCGCAAGGCGGAGATTCGGTACGACTCCATCGGCGTTGGGGCATCGGCAGGCGCGAAGTTTGATGAACTCAACCAAGTACGAGACAAACATCTACGCGTCCGGTATGCAAAGTTCAACGCAGGCGCTGCGGTTGAGCGACCCGAAGAATACTACGTTGCTGACCGTCAGAACCAGATCAAGAATAAAGACTATTTCTGCAATCTAAAGGCCCAGGCATGGTGGAACATCGCAGACCGCTTTCGCAACACGCATAACGCAATCCATCACGGAGAGAAGTACCGAGACGACGATCTAATCAGCATTTCCAGTGATATGCCACATCTTGAGAAGTTGAAAACTGAACTATCTACGCCAAAGCGAGACTTTGACCGGAATGGACGGGTCAAAGTGGAGAGCAAGGATGATCTGGCGAAGCCTACGCGGATAGGGGGGGCTGTTCCTTCTCCGAACCTCGCCGATGCGTTTGTGATGGCCTTTGCTCCTCCTGTAACGTCATCGCTCCTAATCAGCCAAGCAGCACTCAACATGGCGATGGGACGGCAATGAGACCACGGCGCACGGAAGAGGAGATGATCGCGGAACCAACGCCGGTCATGTACCAAAAGATCGACTTGGAACACCTAGACCGGCTTCGCGGCTCGTTCCCAGACTGGACGGGAGCAGAGCAATTCGATTACCGCAATGGCTGGACTCGGCTGGGCGACTTTTACGCTGATGGATATTTTCTTCGTGAAGAGATGCGAGAATTGGTGCATAATCGTTTTGGGGTCAACATCTAATGGCAAAAGCCCGATCTTCCGCCGCAAAAACACCTCCTACTTCCGATGGAATACGGGCAGCACTTCGGCGCGTACTTGAGGATTCACCCCGACCGCATTACCCGATCAAGCCACCAACAATTCCACGCGGCGTCGTGCCTGAAGGGAAGACGGCGCAGGTAGCGGAAGATGAGGCAGCGTATGAGTGCGCAAAGATGGCACAGGACGCAGGGCCGGGTGAGTTTGGATCACAACTGTACGCCTACAGCAACATCGAAGGTTTCCCAGGCTATCCGTACCTCATGCTCTTGGCGTTGCGCGCTGAATACCGCAACATGGCCTCTGCGCTGGCGACTGAGTTGACGCGCAAATGGATCAAGCTCAACAGCAGCGAAACGGCGGGCGAAAACACCAAGAAGAAGATCACCGAGATTGAGCAGGAGTTCACGCGGCTAAATGTTCAGGGGGTAATCCGAAAGGCCGCCGAACATGATGCGTTTTACGGTACCGGCCAAATCCTCATCAACATCAAAGGTGCGGATGTAAAAACGCCGCTTGTGGTTGATTCCCGAACGATCAAAAAGGGAAGCCTTGAGAGCTTCAAAAATGTCGATCCGATCTGGACGACTCCGCTGATGTACAACTCTCTCGTTCCCTCGCGTTCGGACTTCTACAAGCCGTCAAGCTGGTGGGTAATGGGGGAGCATTGGGACGCCACGCGGCTCGTCGTCATCATTACCCGCGAAGTGCCGGACATTTTCAAGCCGGGATTCAACTTTAGCGGTCTAAGCCTATCGCAACTTGCGGAACCGTACGTCAACAATTGGCTGCGTACCCGGCAGAGCGTGTCAGACCTCATCAACAACTTCTCCATCGTCGTTCTCAAGACAGCAATGGATCAGGTACTCACTGGTGGAGATGATGGGTCAAACCTATTTGCTCGCATCAAGCTCTTTACAGCTACACGCAGCAACAAAGGAGTCATGGCGCTAGACAAAGACCGTGAGGAGTTGGAGCAGATCGCCGTTCCGCTTGGCGGCTTACATGAGCTTCAGTCTCAAGCCCTGGAATTACTCTGCGCCGTAAGCCGTGAACCCGCTACAGTGATGACGGGCATTTCCCCATCTGGATTCGGGAATGTGGCCGAAGGAGAGATTCGCATTTGGTACGACTGGATTCACGCGCAACAGGAAGCGCACTATCGCGTTCCCGTCGAAACCATGCTGAAGCTCGTGCAGCTTTCGTTGTATGGCGAGATTGAACCCGAAATCACATTCGATTTCAACCCACTGTATGAGATGACAGAGGAGCAGGAATCGACGATCCGCGTCAACGACAGCATTCGGGCTGGAAACCTGATTGACAGAGGCGTTATCGACGCGCAGGAAGAGCGCGAGCGGCTTGCGCGTGACCCAGAGAGCGGATACCAAGGGATCGACGTTGAGAAAGAGATTGCCCCGCCGAGTGAAGAGGAGCTTGGGTCGAATCTGGCCAGAGGAACGGCATGAAGCCTAAAGTTGTCCGCGCTGTCTGGCCGAACATAGGCACTCGGATGCGTTACCAGAAGCGCATGATCGCACTCATCAGCGAGATGGCCAATAGCGTTGAGTATTGGCTGGAGTCCCAGCGCAAGGCGGCGCCGCCGATCCTTGCTACAGATGCGCTTCCTTCCGCCGAGATGCAGGAAGAAGTACGTCGCCTCTTCGAGCAATGGCGTAAACGATTCGATACGGAAGCTCCCAAAATGGCGGGCGCGTTCGTCAAAGGCCAATTCAGCGCGACAAATTCTGCGATGCGTCAAGCCCTCCGCGATGCAGGATGGTCGATCCAGTTCACGCTGACTCCGGCTATGCGCGATGCGTTCGAGGCGTCGCTGACGGAGAATGTTGGGTTAATCAAGTCGATTCCCGCACGGTACCTGCAAGAGGTTGAGGGAATCGTGATGCGGAACTATGCAGCGGGACGCGATCTAAAGTCTATGGCAGCGGAAATTCGAGCGCGATACAAGGTAGCGGCAGACCGCGCCGTGCTGATTGCCCGCGACCAATCGAACAAGGCGAATGCGGTTGTGCAGAAAGCTAGACAAACGGAACTGGGTATTGTCGAGGGTCAATGGCTTCACTCCCATGCAGGCAAGACGCCACGGCCCACGCACGTCGCCATGAATGGCAAGCGGTATCTGATTAGTAAAGGGATGTGGGATTCTGCGGCTAAGAAGTGGGTTCGTCCGGGCGAGTTGATTGGGTGCCGGTGTGTAGGGCGTTCGGTTTTGCCATTCACGCCTACTGACAAAAATTCAAAAGCGCAAATTCTCCGTACATCTCGATAGCGGCGGCATCATAGGCTTTAGCGGCTCGCTCTGCACTGGGAAAATATCCAAGATGGCGGCGTTCTTTTTTACGGACACTTCCTATTGTAGCTCTCCATTTATCACGAACACGCGAATCCTTTACTCTTCTGTTTCTCCCGCCACTTCCGCAAGTACACGCTCTGGCAAATAGGGCAGCGTTGACGCTTCTTATCACTTTTGAGGCGATGACCATGTATGCAAAACTTTTTCCGAGCTGGGGGCATACGTTAATTATAACATCCTGCCTTTCATTTTCACACAGCTTATTGCAATCCATTTTTCATAGTGCAATGCTCTAAGGCGAGATGATCTATGGAGATTGCGTG